ATAAAAGAATCAGTAAATGAAGTTAGTGGTGTTGAAGTGGCTAAAAAGGTTCTTAAAAATAAACAACACGAAAAGGGTATTGATTTACAGACCGCTAATCTCATAGTAACCATTGATAAGGCTTACAATAAAAATCCAAGATTACAGAAAAAATTCAGAGCTATACAATTACCAAAGATGAAACAATTAATTTTAAAATATTTTAAATAGTTTGAAAGATAATATGATTAAATTAAAAGATATAATAAGAGAATCCAAATCTTCAGGTGTATTATCAGAAGCATTTAGAAGTTCTATCCTTAGAAAAATGGTGAACAACTTTCAAGGTTTAGATAGAGACTTCTTTACCTATGGTGCAAGACTTGGTGTTCAATGGGATAAGGTTACGGATAGCCAAATAGAAAAGAATACAAAACCTAAGAAAAAAGGTATAGAGTTTGCAGTCGCAACAAAAAAGATGGATTTACCATCTAAAAAAAGATATGGTGATTACAATTCTATTCGACAAGTAGAAAAGGGAACTGCACTTATTGTGCTAAGAGATGGTAAACCACTTTGGTATACAAAATCTTGGAGAAATGTAGACCAAAAACGTAAAGGGGCTACAGGAAAAGGCACATCGATGCAAGCTGGTCCAAGAAGTTCACTTTATGGTGATGATAAGATGTCTTTTGGTATTGATAAGTTTGGATACCAAAGTTTAGCTGCTGTACAATCACTACCCGGCATTGTTTACTATCAGGTGACTTTAGATGAAAATATGCCTTATATGGGTGGTAAAGAAAAAAGAGAATTGAGACAAGCAGTTGGTGAGGGTTCTTGGAAGTGGAAAAGCGATGGTGAGTTTAGAGATGGAAACGAAAGAAGATATAGAGATTTACTTAATCAAACATACAAAGATAAAAAGAAAGTGAATGCTAAAGTAAAAGCAGCAAAAGATTTTACCAATGGATTGATAGCCGCAGCTATCGGTGGTAAACCATCAGCTAAGTTTGATAAGTTACTAAAGCAGTATAATAGTTGGACTACAAATGAAGAAAAAAAGGTATACGAGTATATGTCTCGTATCACACGTTCAATGGAAGATTTATATGGTGATTTCGGAAGATATATTGAATCAACAAAATATGATGAGGAACAAGAAAAGAAAAAGGGTGGAAAACTAGCCTACTATCGTGCAGATGATGATGCTAGAAGTGTTGCAGCCAAAGCTGGTAGGATTATACAAGGTAAATTCTAATGATTAAGTTAATGGACATATTAAATGAACAATCTGTAGAAGTAGGAAGCGCTTATGATAATAATGGACAGATAGAGTTGGTGATAGATAAACACTTTGTAAAAGGTAAGTGGAAAGTTGTTGATTTTGATTTGAGACAAGACTTTTATAAGGGTGGCGGCACATCATCAGAAAATATATTAAAAAAACAGAAAAAAGTAAAATTAAAACCAGCTCAAATTAATAAAATAAAAAAAATTATGAATAATCGTGAGGATAAACATTATATCGAAAAGGATAATTTTAGAGTTTCTGATATTTTAAATGCATTAAATAGAAATAAATAATATGCCATCAGTAAGTAAAGCACAACAAAGATTTATGGGACTGGTTCACGCTTATAAAAAGGGTGAGGTTCCAGCGAGTAAAGTTAGTAAAGCTGTAAAAGATGCAGCTAAATCAATGAAAAAGAAATCAACTAAAAAGTTTGCTTCTACAAAACATAAGGGATTACCTAACAAGGTAAGACAAGAAACTTTAGATAAGTTAAGAGAATTAATTAGATTAGAACTTGAGGGTTGTGGTTATGTTATGTCAGCTGAAGACCCAACTTACAAATTAAAATCACCAGGTGGTACAGGTGAAGAAGATGAGGAACTAAAAGAGGGTAAACAATGCTTATGTGAAAAGTGTTGGAAAGGATATAAGATACATCCTACTCGTAAAACAAAAGTATTGTTTGGTAAAAGATATCCTAATTGTATAAAGAACGAATCAGCTGAAACTATGAAGTTTAAAAGATTACCAAAGATATATAAGAATTTAAAAGATGCTCAAATCGCAGTACATAAACAATCTATGAAAAATTTAAGAAAAAGTACCATAACTAAAAATATGGTTGTTTTAAAAAGTTCTAAAGGTGGATTTCAAGTAGCTATACAAGAATCGATGAGTAAATCTCAGATTAAAAAGATGAGAGATGATTTTAAAAAGACAGGTGAATTACCACCTCATTTGAAGAAGTTAGCTAAAGATTTAGATAACGTGAAAAAGAAATATAAAGTTAAGAATGTAGTAGTACCAGGCTTAGAATGGATGTCAGAAACTATAACTGAGGATGGACACACGGATGTAGCTAGTGCTAAGAGAAGTATGAAGTTAGTTACAGAGGATGCACAAGAAGTATTACAGATGCTAACTATGATGAATGATGAAGATTCACTACCAAGCTGGTGGATGAACAAAATTGCAGTTGTTCGTAATGATATAAATAAAGCAAGGGACTACTTAAAAAATCCTAATCAATAAAAAAAATAAATGGTTTCAGTAACAAAAAATCTATTATCTGAAATAGACTTTCAAAATGTTCAATGGTTCTGTTACAATAAATTTATCGATGTAACAGATACTATGAAGCATACTCACGAGAGAGCTATATGGGATAGAAATCTAGTATCAGATTATAATAAAACCACCATAATGCAAATTGGTATGTTTGGTGAACGTGAGTTTGTGCATAAACAATACAACCCATATTCACATAAAGAGTTTCCCATACAGATAGAAAATCAAACAGTATATGATGAGATACCATATTCTGTAAAAGAATTAAATGTTTATTTTCAACCACTTGTTAGGCGTATCTTTGAAATGAAAGAAGAGTTTATGCAAACATTTGATTCAGACTTTGATTACTTAGATATACATTGTTACAAATGGAATTCACCAGGTGGTGGTATTGATTGGCATAACGATCCCTCTACTTGTTTTGACTTAGATGAAAAAGAGCAAGAGGTTTTCAATGCAAAACAAATGCAAAGAGTTGGTGCAGGTAGCTTTTACGTACATAGCACTTGGATGGATAGATGGCACGGAGAGTTACTAATTGAAGCAGGAGAAGATGTACCTCAGAGTGAAGTTATAGATGGTTGGTGGATAAAACCAACACCAAACAAACTTGTAACTTTGAGAACAGGTATAAATCATAGGGTAGCCAAAACATCAAATATGGCTATGGATAGATTATCATTACAGATTTGGTTTAGTAAAGCAATAAGGAGTTAAAATGAACTATTTTTTATTGGGTGTTCTTGCACCCATTTTCTTAAACTTTTTACATATGGCTATTAACGTGTACGTTTGTGTAGCACGAGGTAGTGTAATGAGTTTAGCATTTAGTGGAGCTAGTTTCGTAACCAAGAGTATTGGTATGGTTTTCTTAGCTTGGTTAGGTATAGCTATCTTAGAATTAAACTTTAAGATTTACATACCTTTACTTTCTTTCTTTTGGTTCTTTACTCATCTTATAGAAGCATTTGTGATACAACATTACATACAACAAAACGTTCCAAAATATCTAAAGGAGATACAGATATGAACTTAACTTGGTTTTACTTCCATTGTGTTTTAGCGCTTGTTATTGTCGTAAAAGATTACAATGGTACATTAGAAGAGGATTTGAATAAGTTTGAATTGAGTATCGGTATAAGAACTATACTGCCTGAAGATTCAACTGAGAACGATCCACCTTATTATATACCACCGATAGAAGAGGAACCGATTGATTCAACTTGGATACTACCTGAGTATCCGACAAGAAGGGATACAACTGATGAGTAGTTTTTTAAGTGGATTAATATTGTTCTCAAGTTTTGCTATGAGAACACCCAATGATGAATCAATCACAAAAGATGATTATGAGTTATCTCTAGGATTTAAATCTAAAACTATATATCTCAAACGAGATTGGGAACGAGAGTTAGGACAAAACTACACCGATGATGAGGTATGGTTTGAGTGGAAACCTGGCTTACTTTACATCAAACCACAATATGTCAATAAGACATCTCGTAATTTAAAATATGGTAAAGTGGATACTCGCTTACAAAAAGATGGTTATAGTTTTGGTTATACAGGATTGTACTCTGATGAGGCATTTGAAAGTGGAGTATCTATAGGTGTTGTAAAGAAAAAAGAAATAAATCATACATTATCTTTACAAGCTAAGTTTGATGGATATTTATTTAGGAACGAACTTACAGGTGATAGTAGATTTGATATGGAAGAAAATGTAAGTTTAAATTGGAAAATCACGGATAAGATAGTATTTAGTAATATATTCGATTATAACGATATTAAAGATAAAAAGTACTACAAGTTCAAAGTGGGAATCGAATTTAGTCTTTAATTGATATTTATTTTTGGAGAATAAAATTATGGGATACAGATACACAGCAATTATATATTATAAGCCAACGTGGCATAAACAGCAACGTATTGAGGCTAACTCTGGCTCTATTAATATGGAAGAACGAGAAGTAAGATTCTTAACAGAAGCTACTCACTCCTGTTCTGCATATTACTATAGCACCAAATCGTTACACGATAACAACTACGCAACATCAGGTTCAGAATTAGAAACGTACTTTAGAAGTTGGAATGGATTCGGAACTGCATTAGTTTTATCAGGCTCAGTATTACCATTTGGTAATGATTGGGAATACGTAGGAACATCTTCAGCAGGAGTTTCAATGAGTTCGGCTGATGGTTGGGGTTGGAACGATGGTGATGACCCACTACCTGACAATTTTCCTGAAAGCTCACCACCTACTTGGTACTGAGGAATCAAACATTAATAAAAACTTTTTTGAAAAAAAAAGCTTGACATTAATATCAAAAAAGTATTAAATTTAGAGAAATATGAACATATTTATAAACAACAATAGAGGTAATACTATGCGAAAGCTATTAGTAAGTGTTATGACTGTAATGCTAGTTATTATTAATGGTTTAGTTAGTGTGAAGTTTATTGAAAAGAACAAACACACTATGAAAGAAATGCTCGATGTGGTGGTACAAGAACGAGATGAGTTGAAGTTACAACTTAAAGAATACGAGCAAAATGGAATAGAAGTGGATGTTACAATGTATCATCCAGTTACGCAACAGACAGATGCTACACCGGACATTCTGGCGGATGGAACGCGAATAAAAATCACTAAAGCTAGTGAATATAAGTTTATAGCGGTGAGTAGGAATCTTCTGAAGCGTTGGGGGGGTGCATTAAACTTTGGCGACTTTGTGCTTCTACGAGGAACAAAAAATGGTGCAAAAGATGGCGTCTATCAAGTACGAGATGTTATGAATGCCCGTTTTGTGAATCGAATAGATGTATTAGAATCACCAGGTGCTCCACCATATAAATTTACGGATGCTAATATCGTAAAGTTAGATTGGGTTAGCACTAATAAATAAAAACAAAAATGTAAGGTTATAAATGGAGTTATTCGAAAACTTTTTCGAGGATCCAGATAAGTTCATCTACGAAGATGAAAAGCAGAAGTTCATAGAACATATGGATTTTTTGAAAACTATGAGTGTCCAAGAATCTACACTTTATAAGAAGTGGAAAGAGTTTAATCATAACGACTATGAGATTAGACAAAAAGCTAGCAAGATTCATACGATTAAACCTAAGTTATGGAAACCAACAAACTTATCGGATAGAGAAACAACACTAGCAGAGATACAATCAATAAAACCAAAAATCATTCCAATCAAACAAGGTGATTCAAGACAGAATGAATATTGGACTCTTATTCGTAGACTTATTCATACGATGGAGTTTACAGCTAATCCAGGTAGAAACGTAAAGTTTATTGTTATGGATGAGACAAGTAATAAGATACTTGGTGTTATATGTTTTGGTTCTGATGTTATAGCTATTAGTGCTAGAGATTCTTACATTGGTTGGAGTAAAGATAATAAATTAACCGATGGTAAATTAAAAAACTCTACTATAGCTACAACTATATGTTCTACACAACCATTTGGATTTAATTTCTTAGGTGGTAAATTAATCGCAGCATTAATATCTACTAAAACGTTTAGAGAACAATGGGAAAAGTTATATGGAGAAAAGTTAGCTGGAGTTACAACTACATCACTATATGGTATACACTCTATGTACAATGGTATTCCTTATTGGAAAACACTTGGTGAATCTGCTGGTAGAATCTCATTAAAGCCTGACGATGATTTCTTTCAGAAGTGGCACGATTGGTATAAAGATAATAAATCAGAAAAGTATGCAAAACACATACAAAGTAAAGATAAGGATTCAGGTCCTGTTACAGGTGTAAAACAAAGAATACTAAATCTTATATTTCAAGAGTTAGGGATAAGGACAACTGCATATGAACACGGATTTAAACGTGGCGTATTCTACCTAACTTACTATGAAAATAGTAGAGAATATCTAAGAGGTGAGATATCTGAAAGTGAGTTAAAGTTAAAACCAAGATTTGAACAAGACATAGATGGTGTTATGGATTGGTGGAAAAAAAAGGCTTGTAAAAGATATGAAAAGTTGTTAACTTCCGGGAAGTTAAAAGATGATATTTTATTCTATGGAGATATCATAGGATTAGATTGGGAACAAACAAGAGAAAAATATATAGGCGAAGTTGGAAGATAAAGTTACAGATTATTTTGTAGAAAAAGTACCTACAAACGCAATAGAAGATTTTGTTAGAAAAAATCATTATTCAAAAAGTGTAAGAGGTTTACATATCAGTTATTGTTTCGGATTATTTTCACCAAGTGGAAAGTTTGGGATACCAAAATTAATTGGTGCTATGATGTTTGGAATACCAGCTATGGCTGGTGTTGCAGAAAGTTATATGCCAGAAACACCAGATAGAGTTATAGAATTAAATAGACTTTGTTGTATTGACGATACAGTCAAGAATACAGAAAGTTACTTTATTGGTAAAGCCATTACTTGGTTAAAAAAGCATACAAATTACAAGCTTATTCTGTCCTATGCGGATACTTTTCAAGGACACGAGGGTGTTATATACAAAGCAACTAACTTTATACATTTAGGAATGACAAAACCGAGTAGGATGTTGATAGCTGATGGTGAGAAGTATCACGCTAGGATGTTAACTAAAAAAAGTCCTAAATTTGAAAATATTAGACAACGTATGAAAAAGGGTGATGAGAATATTTGGACTGAACCACTACCACCAAAACATATCTATATTTTACCATTGGATAAAAAGACAAGGAAAATATTTTCGTGAATATATTAAATTTTACAAAAGATAAGACAAGCGATAAAGAGTATAAGTACAATGTACTCGTATATCCGAATATAACATATCAACAAGACTTAGAAAAAGATTCTTATGTAGTAGTATTATGTAATATTATTAGGGAGTTAAATAAGATACGTGATGATATACATTTTACAATATTTTCACCACATCATATTAACAGCTTAGATTTTCCTAATACAGAACAATTAGTATTACCACTACCATCATATCCAAATGCTATGAGAACTCATTTTGATTATGATACAATAGTAAAAGCATTACAATGGAAAAAAAGAGACTATGATATTGTGTATTCTCATTTACCTGAACATACTTTACAACTAAAGAATGCAATTATAAATAATACAAATATGGAACCAAGATTTATTGGGTACACCCATTGGACTGAATTTCCTGAGATTACAAATTATAGTATGACTATGATGGATGTAAACTTCTTGGGTATTTTAGAGATGGATAAATGTGGTATAAATACACAAGGACAGAAGAAGTTAATTTTAAAAAATGCTAGAAGCCATTTTAATGATAAAGTAGTTAAAAGGTTAGATGAGATTCTTGAACCACAATATCTTGGTTGGGAGATTCCAAAATACGAGAATCAAACTACAGATAAAAAGATTATCGTATTCAATCACCGCCCTCATACATACAAAAATTATCCGTGGTTTTTAGAACAAATGGATAAACTTTGGGAACAAAGAAAAGACTTTGAGGTATGGGTTCCACTTGCAGATTCTACTGAGGGTAGAGAATATCTAACAAATGATAAATACGATAGATTCGGATATTTCTCTAAGTTATCTTCTTGTTACATTGGTGTATGTGCGAAACAAAAGTATAGTGGATGGGCTGTATCAGCTACTGATGGTATGAGTGTAGGTGTTCCTTACTTATTTTTAAATGCTGATTACTATTGTGAACTTGCAAGTTCTGCAGGTATCTACTATGATAACAATAACTTCTTAGAAAAGTTAGAAGAGGTTTTAGATGATGTATCAATTAGAGAGGATTATTCTAAACGTTCATTAGATAGATTTGAAGAGTGTAAGTGGGAATCTGCAATAACTCAGTTCAATAATATGCTTGATGAAACAATATTAAATTTAAAAACAATAAAACAAAAAACAGATAGCTACAAAAAAATAGTTGATTTTATTCATACGAAAAAATCAGTTACTAAGAAAGACATTATCGAACACTTAGGTTGGGGTGTTAGAATAGGTTTTAGTGGTTATAGAAATAAACTTAGACAAGAACCAACTATTAAATTCACAAAGGATAGATATGAAACAACTAACAGCTGAACAAATCCAAAAGAATTGGGAACAACTTCGTAACTTGATTTCCAATACATTTGAGGGTGAACGTTTAGATAAACTGAATACGATGTACGATTATTTTGAAGATAGAATGTGTATGGCTCCAGCGAGTGGTAGAGAACAATTTCACTACGCACATATTGGTGGTTATGTAGAACACGTTTTACACGTTATAGATTGTGCACTAAAGGTTATGAATCTTTGGGCAGCAGAGGGTGCTAGGGTTAACTTCACTACAGAAGAAGTTATCTTCGCAGCTATGCATCACGACTTAGGTAAGGTTGGTGATATGGATAAAGATTACTATGTTCCACAAGAGAGTGAGTGGCATAGAAAGAATCGTGGTGAGATATTCACACATAATGGTGCATTACAATATATGTCGGTTACTGATAGAGCAGTATTTTTACTTAATCAATTTCAGATTCCTATGACAGAAAATGAGTACATCGGTTTACGATTGGCAGATGGTTTATATGAAGAGGCTAATAAGTCTTACTATATGTCTTATAATCCTGATTGGGCTTTGAAATCAAATATCGCATATGTTATACATCAAGCAGATATGATGGCTACTAAGATTGAGTACGATGAGTGGAAACGTAGTATAGAGGTGGAAGAAGAAGAGCATAAACAGAAGTATCAGAAGATGGTAGGTGTTCTAAAAACTGATGATAAGCAGGTGGAGAAGAAAGAAGATAAATTAGGCTCTAAATCTAAGGATTTATTTAAAGAACTATTTGGAGATGATGTATGATATTTGAAATTATATTAGGTATTTTACTTGTTATCGAGGGTTACATTATATGGAACTTAATGCGTAAAGCTGAAACCTTAGAAACTTGGATTGATACCTTATCTGATAAAATAATGAGTACCCAAAGAATTATAAAAGAAATAGATTCTACAGGTCACTTTGAAGCAGATGATGAAATAGGAACAATCTTTGATGGAATCAAGGATACAGTAAATGAATTAAATAAAGCAATAGAAAGAGAGTAAGAAATGGCAAGAGGTAAAATATATTTTGGACAACCAACTGAAGATGCTATCATCGAATACAATGCTGAAGAAAGTCCAATAGTTAGAAACCAAATCTACAATGAGAGAATTAGAAAACCATTGGAGAAGTTGTGTGAAAACATTATCCATACATTTAAGTTTTACTACTTTGATGTTCCAAGTGAAGATGTTAAACACGAAGTGGTTTCTAACCTTATTATCAATATGCATAAGTACAAACAAGAAAAGGGTAGAGCTTTTTCATACTTCAGTATAGTTGCAAAAAATTATTTAATTCTTCATAATAATAACAACTACAAGAAGATGAAACAGCAAAATGATATTCAAGTTGCTGATTTTGAAAGAAATATTCAAAACGAATTAGGTGATGAAAAATATCAAGAGGGTAATTCAGAATTACTAGACTTCTATTGTGAGTACTTAGAAAACAATATCTCAAATATCTTTACAAGAAAGAAAGATATTGATGTTGCTTATTCTGTATTATATCTTTTACAAAATCTACACAATATAGAAAACTTTAATAAAAAGTATTTGTATTTGCAGATACGAGAGATGACAAGTTCTAATACTCAACATATCACACGAGTTATAACTCAGTTAAAGAGATATTTTGAAGAAATAAAACTTGAGTTTTACACTAAAGGTGAAGTGGATACATCGTTTACAGGCTCATTTTTTGATGCATAAAAAAAAGGGGGGAATAAATCCCCCCTTTTACACTCACTGGAGTTGAACCTACGATTTTCGGAATAAACCTACTAACACTAATAATGCAACTAATCCTGCAAATCCTGATTCACCGAATTGGTTGATTAATCCTGTTAGGTTTCCTACAACATTTACGCCAAAGACGCCAGTTCCGAATATTACTTCAGAAACAGCACCGATAGCTACAAAGGATAGTAGAAGATGGGTAACATCATCCATCCATCCTCTGACCATTGCTACGACTTCCTTCATCGAGTATCTCCTGTTGGTTATTAAAAAGGGATTATTGTCCCGTACTTAATAACTATTAATTTAAAATTATAAAGTTATCTTATATTTATTTATATACATAGGTTATTTGATTTCAATATATTTATCAATAGGACATATTATGAGCAACGATTACGAAATTTTTAAAGGAAAAACCCTATCTTCCCTTTTTGAAGATATCTACGAAAATACAGATAAAAACAGAAAACAACTTGATGTGCTAACAAGAGAGCTTGTTACATTCATAAAAGATGGTGATACTGCAGTTCAGATAGTACCTATGTTAAAAGAGTATCTTGAAATCAATGTAAAAAACGATGACCAACTTGTTAAGATAGCTTCTATTGTACAACGTATTATGGCTGCAGAGAATAAAGGTGGTTCGGAGGATGAATTCGGATTAAGTGAAGAAGAAAAAGAACAATTAATGGGAAGTATACAAGAGGTGGTGGAAGATACTCAGAATATCGTAGATGAAGTAATAGAAAAATCAGAGCATTCATTTAGTAGTTCTAAAGGAAATTAATGTCATATTTTGATAAATCATTAGATAACAAATCAAGACTACCAAAAATAAACTCTTCATTAGTTACTGAAGAATCTTTAAGTAGTATTATAAAAACTGAATTTAGTTACTTAGCTAATCAAAAGTTTTATGAGATAGAAGCCGCTGAAGTTTTGAGAGTAATAACAAGTGAAGAAGATTTAGAAAAAGCCAAAAGACTTATACCAGATACTACAAATCCTGATATTTCTTACTATGGTGCAATAAAAGCAAGACAATTTACAAGTGAACAAGGAGTAGATGAAGAAAAATTACCGTGGAGATTTCCTCTTAATTCAAACTTTGTAAAACTACCAATAAAGGGAGAAACGGTTTTATGTGTTGATTATCGAGATGAACCTTTTTATGTAGATGTTGTAAATAGAAAACGAAATTTAAGTTTAAATGTTAGAGATACTGGTTTAAGCGATTTAACAAAGAAAGAGGAAAGTGAGTTAAAAGTAAACAGATATCAAGATATCTTTAATACAGATGGAAACTCATCTATACCCGATGAAAGCCAAATTGATGATTCAGGATATGATGATAATGGTACTTTTAAACCTTTAGTAATAGGACAAACTAAACTAAATCCAGGCGATACTGTATTACAAGGTAGATTTGGTAATGTAATTCGTTTAAGCAGTGAACAAGATGAACAACCAAATTCATCTAATATAAAAATGTCTACAGGACAATTACACACTAATGGAACTTCAGTTGAAGATGATACTAGGTTTAAAAAAGAAGCGCTTAATTTACAAGAAAGTGGAACAGGATTAGTAGAACAAGCTATAAATACTGATGCAAGTTCTTTATATCTTACTGAAAATGAAACTATTGATTTAACAGTTGATTTGATATCGAAAGTTGCACCAGGCAGAGTATTATCTAATAGAGATTCTTTTAGTGGTGCACAATTAATGGGAAATTCTGATAATATAGTTTTTAATGCTAGGTTAAATGATGTACATTTATTTGCTAACCAAAATATTAACTTAACTGCTCGTGATAGAATTAATTTTGAAGCTCCTATTATTAATTTAGGTGATAGAACCGCAGCTCAACGTTTAGTTAAGGGTGATATATTTATGGAAGTTTTTAAAACGTTGTTAATATCTTTAAAAGTATTTGCAAATAGATTAACCGATGTAACTGCGCCTAATCCAAATAATAGTATTTTAGAAGTAGAAATGGCAGCTACTAAATTAAGAGAACAAATAGATAGTGGTGTGTTACCATTTTTAGAGGATACATTATCTAATAGAAACTTTACGAGTTAATTATGGCTAGTAGAAATCCATTTGTTTACCTAATTGAACTATTTAGTAAAAAGATACAAACTTATGTTACTACAGAAACAGCAGATTTAAAAAGAAAACAAATAGAGTTAAGAGAAGATAATTTAAGAAGAATATATGAGGGTGATAAAAATAGAGAACGTATACAAAATGCTAGAGAAAAACTAGCAAAGTTAAGAGAGAAAAAAGAAAATTTAGAAAAAACTGAAGATAGTGTTAGTACACTTGATAGAATAATAAGTGCACTTAAAAAAATAAAAGCAGGGTTTACAGCATCAGAAGCTGCAGCTAATGCTTCAGCAGCTGGTCCTGGCTTTAATGCTTTTCTAGCAGCTAAAACACAAGCATTTATTGAAAAATCAAAAGAAGAAGCTGAATATGTAGAAAAGGTTGCTAAAAAACAAAAAGAATTAATTAATGAGGATATACAAGAGTATAAAGAACAACTCAATAAACTAATAGATGAAGTAAATAAGGGTAGAGATGAATATAGAGATGAAATCTTAAATCAACTACCAATATGGGCACAAACAGACCCATTCATAGCTGATGCTCCAACTGATAGCATACTGAAGAGATACACTCTTCGTAGGCAAGCTAGAGAGATTAAAGCTAGAAAAGAACAAAAAGCAAACTAAGAGGTATTATTATGACTGCTAAGAGATTAAAAGCTGTAATAAGAAAAATCGTATCAGAAGAAATCAAAAACCAACTAAACGAAATATTTATTAATGATAAAGAAAAAGTAAATTTAGTTGAATTATCAAAAGAAGTTAAACCCAAAAAACAGGTAAAACAAGTAGAGAATAAGCAGTACACTAAGAATAAATCTCTAAATGAAGTTTTAAATGAAACAGTTGGGTTAACCAAAAAATCTTCAGAAACGGATGATTATCCAACTATGAGTGGTAAACCTTTCGATAGTAGTAGAATGGCTGAGATGCTTGGATACGGTAGTGGTAAAGAAGTTAAACGAGATTTGGTTGGTATAGATACTGCTAAAAAAGCTGGTGTAGATCCTAATTCTGTTCCTGATGGTGTTATGAACGCACTAACGAGAGATTACAGCGATTTAATGAAACATATTAACAAGAAAAAATAATGAGTGTATTAAGAAATCAACAATTAGGTATACCGTTTGGGATGGCTTATCCACTAACGTTTGGTGGTAAAACGTTTCAAGAAAATTTTGACTATGGTAGAGAAATAAAAGATAACCTAAGAAATTTGTTACTCACACAAAAAGGTGAAAGACGTAACTTAGATTTTGGCACAGATTTAATATCAATATGTTTTCAGTACCAAGCTGGTACGATAGAATTAGAAAATGCTATCGTTCAATCAATAAATGAAGCTGTAGAAACATTTATGTCAGGTGTAACAGTAGATTCTGTTACTGTAGTAGCAGATGAATCTAATGAGAATATTGTAAGAGTTAGTGTTGATTTTTCTGCAGACTTTACCGATTCATCTAACTTTACATTTGATATAGATCCTGGCGGTTTCTTCACAGAAGTACCAACGGCTGCTGATGCAGGAAGAGAAAGTAGTAATGAACGAGATAATCAATATGGAGATTAGTAATGGCTGAATCAACAAATCTAAAAAAAGATGTTAAAAAAGAGGTTCAATATTTGAACAAAGACTTTTCTCAATTTAGAAATAGTCTTGTAGAATTTGCCAAAACATATTTTCCAAACACTTACACAGATTTTAGTGATAGTTCTATTGGTATGATGTTTGTTGAAATGGCATCATATGTAGGTGATGTATTATCTTACTATGTGGATAATACTTTTAAAGAAACTATACTAGCTTACGCTGAAGAAACTAAGGCGGTATATGATATTGCACAATCATTAGGATACACACCAAAAACAGGAACACCAGCTTCGGTTAAATTAGATGTATATGTAACTGTACCATCACAAGGTGTTGGTGGTTCGGCAAGACCTAATTTTAATTACTCGCCTATAATTGATGCTGGTATGAGAGTTAGTGATAATGGACGTTCCACAACATTTAGAACTACAGACCCAATTAACTTTGCGGCTTCAAGTTCACTAGACCCAACTTACTTTGAAGTTTATGAGGAAGATTCAAGTGGAACACCAACAAAATTTTTATTAAAGAAAAGAGTAGATGCTGTAAGTGGTGATATAAAAGAAGAAGTAATAAATTTTGGAACTTCAAAACAATTTGATTCAACTGTATTAGCAGAACCAAATGTAAATGAGGTTATTTCGTGTACAGATAGTGATGGTAATGATTGGTATGAAGTTATGTCTTTAGGACAGGATACGATCGTAGACCAAATGGAAAACAATTCTACTAACTCACCTGATTTACAATCATACTCAGGTGATACACCTTATCTAATGAAATTGAAAAGAACGCCAAGAAGATTTGCAACATATCTAAGAGATGATAACAGAATGGAAATAAGATTTGGCTCAGGTATATCAGATAATCCAGATGAAGAAATTATACCTAATCCAGATAATGTTGGTTCAAGTTTATCAACTGGTGTTAGTAAATTAGATACTACATTTGACCCAACTAACTTTCTTAAAACACGTACATATGGATTAGCACCAGCCAACACCAACTTAACTTTTACTTATGCATATGGTGCTAGTCAAAATGATAATATAGGTTCAAATCAATTAACAGTAGTTACATCTAAATCAGATTCAATTCCAAATTCATCTACTTTATCATCAGCGTTAGTAAATGATACTTTAAATTCACTACGAGTTAGCAATACGGAAGCTGCTGTTGGTGGAAAGAACGCTGAAACATTGAGAGAAATAAAGAGTAATGCAGCTGCTAACTTCCAAACACAAAACAGAGCTGTAACTAAAAATGACTATATGGTTAGAGCATTATCAATGCCATCAAGATTTGGAAGTATTTCAAAAGTATATGTTGTTCAAGATGATTACTTGAATGATGTAGCTGAACTTAGTGTTGATGATACAGGTACCGATAGTGAAGGAACATCAGGTACAACTACAGGTGGAACTGCTGAAACACAAACTTACGGTTAAGGAAAAATTATGGCTGAAAGCGCAAATAACAGAAACCCATTATCACTAAACTTATATGTTCTTAGTTATGATGGTGATAAAAAACTAACATCGCCAAATCAAGCAACTAAAGAAAATTTACAAACTTACTTAGGGCAGTATAGGATGGTAACAGATGCTATCAATATAAAACCAGCTTATGTTATTAACATAGGAGTTAAATTTTCAATAATGGTTCTACCACAATTTAATAAAAACGAAGTATTGGTTAGATGTATAGATAAAGTAAAAGACTTTTTCAATATAGATAGATGGCAAATAAATCAACCCATAATTGTTTCTGATTTAGTTTATCAGTTATCAGTTATAAATGGTGTAGCCGCTGTGGTAACACCTGATGATGCAGTTCCAGCAACTGCTAATCCAGCTGATAAGCCACAAATTATTATAAGTAATAAGTACAGAAGTGCAGATGGTTATTCAGGTAATTTTTACGATATGGATAATGCTTACTACAACGGAGTGTATCATCCATCATTAGACCCAGCAATCTTCGAACTGAAATATCCTGATACAGATATTCAAGGAAAAGTAGTTGGTACGGTAGGAGGTTAGAATGCATTATTTTGAATATCCATCAGTAGATACAACACTTTATCAAGCTAGTCAATCTTTAAATACTGGCTTAGATGCAATATTAGAAGTTAGAAAGGATGTAAGTCCTACAGGTGCTACCGTAAACGTATCTCGTATTTTAATAAAATTTGATTTAACTTACATTAGTTCCTCTATTGTCAACGGAACAATGCCTAATCCATCAAGTAGTATGAAGTTTTACCTTAATATGTATGATGCTAATCCTACGGAACTAACTACTTCGGATACATTATACGCTTATCCTGTAAGTGGTAGTTTTACAGGTGGAACTGGTGAATTCGCTTCTGACCCACAAATAAAAGATGGTGCTAGTTGGAAGTATAGAAATAGTGAGAGTACAGGTGAGTATTGGTTATCTGGTAGTTTAAGTAGTTCAGGCGCACCTTGGTCTAGTGGTAGTTTCACGGATGAACAAGGTGGTACGAGATTTTTAGTAGCATCACATTCTTTTGACCATACAAGTGAAGATATGAGAATGGATGTAACTGATATTATGAACGCTCTATTAACAAGTGGTTCGCTATATCCTAACAACGGATTTCTTGTAAAACGAAGTGGAAGTTTAGGTAATAAAAATACAACCGATGATGAGGGTAGTACAACCCAATTAGGTAACTTCAGTTTCTTCTCACGTGATACAAATACGATTTACTCACCAAGATTAGAAGTAGAGTGGGATGATACAGCTTGGAATACAGGAAGTTTACAACCAATAACAGGCTCTGATTTTGATGATATGGTATTTTACACAAAAAATTTAAGACCTGAATATAAAGAGAATTCAAAAACAAAAATTAGAGTGGTAGGTAGAGAAAGATATCCTATTAAATCTTTTGCAACAACACCGACACAATTAGGTGTAAAGTATTTACCAAGTGGTAGTTCATACTACTCAGTAAGAGATGCTGATACTGAAGAAGTATTAGTTCCTTTTGGTAGTGGTTCAAAATTAAGTTGTGATGTAGATGGGAACTTCTTTAATCTAAATCTTAACGCTTTTCAACCAGAGAGAGTATATAAATTACAATTTAAAGCTACTGTAAGTCAGAGTACTTCTGATGAACACGATGTTATATCTGATAAAGACTTTACGTTTAAAGTGAGTAGATAATGCCTTTAAAATATCAAGATGTAGTTAATAATCCTGAATATAAGGATAAACTCGATAAGTTAAATCAAAAAAGAATCGATAGATTACAAAGTGAATATGATAATTTTGCTTTAACGGGTTCAAGGGATTCAGGCGACAAAACATTAAGAACTTCGAATGGAACTGTTTTATCTGTCGATACAGATTTAGATGTATTCTGTGTTGATTCTGTAGACCAAATAGTTCCTGTAAAATTAGAAAAACAATCTGTTAATACGGATAAAGTTGCAGAGTTAATAGATACAGAGTTTTCTGAATTAATAGGAAATCCTGGTTTAGGAATAACAATTCAAGAGTTTTTTAATGAGTATGAAAGATTAAAAACTTCTATTGATGCAGAGGGTAGTATAAACTCACATCGTTACTTAGTAGAAGAAAGTGTAAAGTTTATTGGTGGACAAGATGAGTTGGATAGGATTAGACAAAAGTTAGAAAGAGAGTTACAAGAGTTAGAAGAGTTACTAGCAGCTCAGGCTGAAGTTGAAGCTGAATGGGCTACTTACTTAGCTGATATGTTAAACTTCTCAGATACAACTCGTCCATATGATAGAGCTACTTGGGAATCAAAAGGAAGACCTGTCGCATCAATAGATGCAGGAAATCAATCACTTAGGTTTACAAAGAATGAACCATATATTGCTGCACCAACAAAATTTAAAGGTAGAGTGGGTGAGGTAAAACTTCCATATAGAGTTCCAAATAGATTTACAAGAAGAGGACAGGGTACATTGAGCGGTCCTAATAAACCAATACAAATAAAAGTTGATGCGGCTGGGGATTCAAACATACGTTATCGTTGGTTTGTAAATAATGAAGAGGTATCTAATGGTGATAGATTTCAAGGTACTGATACGGATACAATACTTTTCAATCCAGAGTATAGAAGAAAAAATATGGATAAAAGAACATTTAAATGTGTAATATCAGATTCATCAGGACAAGGAGAACTTTCTTCAGGTCCTATAGTAGTAAAAGCAGATTAGGAAAGAGATGCCTTTAGATTCATCAGATAGTAAACAAATATATGGCTCTAATTTAAGTGAGTATGCAAACTTTGGAAACAATGATAATGATTTTGTTTTAGTTACCATATTAGATGATGATGGTGATATTATTGAAACATCAATAAAAAATGTGGATGAATTTAAAACAGGTGAATTGTTTACATTTAATCCTGGCAGAGTGTTGAGAAGTTTAGGTTATGTAGCTGGTAAGTATAGAGTAAAACTTAATTTTCTACGAAGAAGAGCTGGTGAAAGAAGAACTGTATTTCTAAATAGTGATCGTGAAATTTATGAAGGTGATACACATCAAGGTAGTGATGGTAGAATGTATACTGGCGCGAATCCTCAAGCAAATAATATTAGATTACTAAGTGAAGATGTTTTAGGTTATGATGTAACTAAAATCAGTCCATCTAAAAAAGAAATAAAACTTACACTTAAAGATTTAGATCCTGAAGGATTAACTAACTACTCTTCATCATTTAACTCATTTGATACACCAGTTTATACATACGTACCAAATAGTAGTGATGGTAATGCAGATGAGGGAACCATAACAGTTGATTCATCTGACCCATACAAGTTAAAAGCTAAAGTACAAGATTCAGATATAGGATTTTCAGAGGGTATGGTTGGTGGTACATTAACCATAGATAATGCATTTGTTACAAGTTACACAACACAAACACGAGGTGTTGCAACTAATACAAATACAGTTAATACTCAAACTAATGTAACCACAGATATAAAACCTGAATCTGATAATATAAAAGAAGATGATGTAGTAAATCCTTTAGGTAATACTAATCAAGAAGAAGAGAATACAGGCGGTAGTGGTGGTGGTACACCAAACCAACAACAACAAGCAGATGAGGAATACTTCTAATGGCACTATTTGATGGAAAAGCACCAGAACCAGATATAGATGAGAGACCTGCTAACCAAACGGGTGTTGGTGGACAAACTACAACTGTAATACCTAGCTATTCACCATTTAGTTCAAGGATAGTAGAGGTACTTGATAGAGAAACTATAGTTGTAGAGGATAGTTTTGAACAAGCTGGTATAGATTTAGAAGCACAAGATGGTGATTACAAAGGAACCAATCCAAGAAAACCATTAACTTTCAATGTAGAATTTGAAAATGCTAAATTAGATTTACTATCACATTATCTTTTAACAGAAAATGATAATCTGTATTTGATTACTAATACCTTATCTGTCAATGACCAAAACAAGTTAATAAAATTATATAGTGAATTTACAACGGATGAAAGTAAAGCAAATGTTATTGTAGTTGAAGAAATGATTGACTCTATTGAGGAAGAAGTTTTACTTGTACCTGAAGATGAATTAGATACAGATATAACATTTTTACTTGAACCTCAATTTGATTTAGAAGATACGCAAGGTTCTTTCTTTGATAATAAAGGAACAGAATATAAAAATTTAAATGAGTTGATAACTACAGATACAAATGTATCCAACCAACTCAGAACTGATATCCTAAGTGCAAGTTTAGATTCAGCTAATTTAAATATTGATTTTGAACATTACGATAATTTTACAGTATTTGGTTCTGCTAGAAGAAAATTAGAGAATGCAAAATACAAGTTTGATAAAATAGAATCACTAAAAACTTTGTCAGCTTCTTTGGCTACAAATTCAAGTACAGGCTCAAGAGCTAAAGAATTAAATTTATATCATAGACAAATAAGAGAATTTAAATTAGAGTTTTCACCATACGAAAAATATCTTTACAATGAGAGTTCATCTATACAAAGTGGTTCCGAGTTTTTAGGTACATCAAGATATGATGCATCGTGGCCCAAGACTGGTGCAGGTACATTTGCTAGTCCTTATGTTCCTATAACATCATCAAATTCAACATTTACAACTTGGTATGGTGGTGTTTCAGATAGAACAGGACAGATATATAGTGCATCTACCTATGATAATGGTAATGAAAATAGACTTGTAAGTAGACTTCCAAAGTATGTTAGAGAAGATGATTCTAATCAAGATTTTTTAAAGTTCGTAGATATGGTTGGTGAGATGTATGATGAGATTTACACATACATAGCAGGAATTCCTAAACTATACGAAACGTTTGATGATTCCAAAAAAGGATATTCAAATGATTTACTTCAAGATATTGGAAAAAGTTTTGGATATGATTTATTTAATGGAAAAGATTTAGACGACTTACCTAAATACAAGTATGGACAATATCAATCAGGCTCAGATAGTGCATACACTACGTACTCAGTTGATTCTACTGAGGATATGAGTAAGAAGATACAAAGAAGATTACTAAACAATATTCCATATTTTTTAAAGACAAAAGGTACTGTAAAATCATTACGTAGTTTAGTTAATATTTTTGGTATACCATCTACTATACTTGATATTAGAGAGTATGGAGGACCTACATTACCAGGACAAGTTCAAACTTTTAATATAAAAAGAAAGTTCACAAAGTCTTTAGATTTTAGAGGTGGACAACATATAGAGACATTATTTGATAATAATACTTTAACAAGTAGAAAGCCAGATACAGTTGAATTTAGATTTAATTCTGTATCAGCTTCTAATCAAAACTTAGTACAAGCTCTAAGTGGTAGTGATGAAAAATGGGGTATTAGTATAAGAGATGATGATACAACTACAGATAATGTTGCGTTCATAGATTTTAAACTATCGGGCTCAAATGGATTTGTATCAATGTCTACAAGTACAATGCCTTTCTATGATGGTGAATTTTATTCTGTAATGTTATCAAGAGAATCTGGTAGTGGTGGTTCTCTTGCAACCGATAGTGGTTCTAAAGCACACGTTACTAAGTTTACATTGGCGGCTAAAAAATATGATGCTGGTAGGAGTGTTATAAATTATTCTTCAGAAGTAACTATGTCTATAAGTGGTAGTGCATCATCATCTTACAATGATTCTTACTCAAGTGCAGATACTGTTAGAATAGGTAACAGAACTACTAATTTTGGTGATTACTTATCAGGTTCAATGATGGAGTTTAGATATTGGGCTACACCACTTACAATGTCGGCATTTAACAACCACGTTAGTTCACCAAAGTCATATAATGGAAATCATCCATCAGCTTCTTATACTGATTTAATATTTAGATTAAGTTTTGATGATAATAAAGATTTAAGTAATGCTGCTAACGCACAATTACAAGATAAGAGTGCTGACTTATATCTAACAAACGTAACAGGTAGTGCTAAATCATTTACTGGTAACTTTTACGCATCTGTAGAAGATGAAGATAAGATGTTAGTTCCAAATATAGGACCTAAGAAAGAATCAAATGTAAAAGTGAGAGTGATAAGTAGTAGTTTAGAAGATGGTGGTTTATCACCACACATACCTGGCTTTCCAGCTAAGAGAGCAGAGAAAAGCTTGTTAGATACTTCACCAACTGATTCACAAAAGGTTGGTATATTCTTTTCACCCACGGATGTTATAGATGATGATATTATTCGTTCTGTAGCTGATTTAGATTTCAACCAATACATAGGTGACCCAAGAGATATAAACGATGTAAGATATAGAAAACTACACGAGATAAGAAATGCTTACTTCCAAAAGTATTCATCACCAAATAGTTTTTGGGATTATATGAGGTTGATAAAGTATTTCGACCAGATAATTTTTAAACAAATAGATAAGTTGATGCCAGCTAGAGCTAAAGCTGAGTATGGACTTGTAATAAAACAGAATATACTTGAAAGAAGTAAACAAAAACTTACTACTTCAATGAGTTTTGAAGAACCTAACTTTAATGGACACATTGATGCATCACAATATGCAAAAGATGCTACATTAATTTTAACAGGTAGTGTAAGTGATAACGAGGGTATTATATCAGGCTCTACAGAGATATTCAATGTACCATCGATTGTTAAGTTAAACTATACTGGTTCACATAAAGGATATTGGGGTAATACTTATGGTACAGCTTCAATAACTAAAGGTGGTCCTGAATATGTATTTGAAGAAGTATTACAACCGCAGTTAACAGGTTCAAGATTATCAGCTCATAATTTAGAAGCTAAGTATTTTTATAGTAGTTCATTAAGTGCTTCATTAGGAGTTCATAACAAGTATTACGCATATTCTTCATCATTTAACAGAAGTACTCTTGATACAAAATATGACCAATTCAGCGCATTAGCTAACTTGATGTTTGAGGGATGTAAACAAACAAATAAAACAACTGTTTTAAACTCATATTCAAGTGATTTTAATCCTGTAGAAACGAATGATACAACACCATTACGTATAGTATCACAAGAACCTGGTAAATCGAAACTTAGAATTGAATAATTTAATGATAGAGTATATTTATAGTAGAGAAATAGTTATATTACCGAATATTATTTTAGGAGCAAAAAATGGGATTTCTTGATAACACATCGCAGACGATAGATGCTATCCTAACCAAAAAGGGTAGGGAGTTACTAGCGAGAGGAAATAATGAATTTAAAATTACTAAGTTTGCACTTGGTGATGATGAGATTGATTACGCATTATATGACGTATCTCATCCAGATGGTACTAACTCATATGGTGCGGCGATAGAGAATATGCCGTTGATAGAAGCCATACCTGATGAGAATCAGATTATGAGATATAAGTTAGTAACCTTACCAAAGAATACTGTTAAATTGCCAGTTGTTACTTTGGCAAGTTCTGCACTTTCTTTTTCAACTGCAAACGAACAACAAACTATATCACCATCAACAACAAATGGTAACGATGGAAAGAATGGATACACCTTTATATTACACAACGCAGATGCAGCAGATTTATTTGTCGCAGCTGGTGGTGGTGTTGAACAAAGAGGTGGTACGGTACCAGTATTCTTGAGTGATGCAGATAGAAAGAGAAGCACTACAGTTGTTGGTAAAACTGTTAACGTGATTTCAAGAGCTACTACATCTACTATAACAACTCAAATGACAATATTCGGTAATGATTCAGGCGCTTCTAAAACAATCACAGTTACCGTAACGGCAAATAGTTAGGAGTAAAAAATGGCTGAAGTATACACCGGATTTAATAATGAAGAAGATGTTGTAACAGAAGTTCAACAAACTTTAAGTTCAGGAATGTTTAGTGGCGGAGTCGGAACACTTTCTACATTCTTTACATCTTCTGCACAAAGTAGTAGTAATGGTAAATATTTTTACGATGTTTACAAAACAAGTCCTGCAACTGATAGTGAAGCTGAAGTTCAGTTTTCAATAGCATTTGGACACTACGATGGAAGTGGTAGTATTGGAGTTTTAGGTTCTTCTTATACAGATAGACCTTCAGCTGCTGTCTACTCTCAATTTAGAAACTTATTGCTGGCACCAAATGATGATAAGTTTACTTTTACACCATCTAAAGATAGAAAACACATTTACGTTATATCGATGGCAAGAGCTCGTATGAGAGAAAAGATGGATCCAGGTAATTGGGAACTTCATCTAAGTGGTAGTGCTGCTAAAAAGATAAGTTTGATTGATGATAGTGGAGCAACCACAAACCCAACTGTTAATCAAGGTGGTAGGGTATTTAATGTTGTTAGTGGTACTATAGCAAGTGGTGATGCTGTAACAAATACAGCGGCTGCTAGTGAGACAACCGATGGTGCTTACGGATTATTTTATCCTGATATGGGTATCATTGTTCTTAATGGACAGAAGTTAGACCAAGGATATCTTGCATTAGGAACTCATACAGGTTCAAACGCTGCTAAAAATAACTCACAAAAACTTTTTGCAGCTGTATCACGTTCTGCAAACTTTGTAGCTAGAAGAGAAGAACAATTAAGTACTACACATTACTTCTGTAGAGTAACAAATAAGAAGTATAACTTTAGTACTAATCCAACTTTCTTTACTCAGTCAGATGGTAGTTTAACTGTTAGTTCTATGCAAAACGATCCAAAGGTTTATGTAACTACAGTTGGATTGTATAATGATAACAATGAACTATTGGCTGTAGCTAAATTAAGTAAACCACTTTTAAAATCATTTAGTAGAGAAGCTATAGTCAAAGTTAAGTTAGACTTCTAAAAGGAGTCATATGTTTAAGACTTTCAAAGACGGTGATACCTCAGTAGAATCGTTTAAGACCCATAAACAATTCACTGTTACTGATATGGATAGTGGTAGTGGTGTCTTTGGGTTTTCTGTAGAGAGTGGTTCATCCCATATATTCTCATCAGGCTCAGCCGATTCTGCTAGTTTTTTTGAAGGAACTCCATCACCAGATAACAAACCATTCGCAACATATTATGCTCTCCCAAGTTGGTTTACCATAAATCAATTATACTATGCTAGAAAAGATGAACCTTACAATTCTTATGGTATTGGTAATGTAGCTGATAAGAAAATGACTTTACACGGTACAGCTCAAGTCATAACAATTCCACAACAATTATTTGGTGAAGCAATAAAGCCAGGCTCTGTAACAATTACAGACAATGGTGGTGCTACAACATATACTTTAAAAGATGATGGTAAAGGAAATATTTACGATAACGCTAACTCATCATCATTCGCCTCGGGAGCGACAGGTTCTATTGGTAATATATTCTACTCACACGGTGTAATGGTAATAACAGATACAGGCTCTTATTCTGTAGTAGGTTCTGATGTAGGTAGTGATGGTTTTGAAGTAGATTTTAGAGCTACTCAAACACATTATGAATATGAGTATAATTGTTACGTAGATAGAAACGAATTTAATGGTACAACTAATATTAGTATAGCTAAAGATAGAGGTGGTAGACACGAAATACCATCAGGTTTACCAGCTTCTTTTGTACAAAGATTTTTCCCACCAGGCGATAATCCAACAAATGGTACAGGTTCTTTTAGTGGTAGTTACAGTGCTGCCTCTGAATCTATTAACTTGGCTACAAGTAGTTTATTTGAACCTTACGTAACTACAATAGGATTATATAACGATAAAAACGAATTGATGGCTATTGGTAAATTAGCTCATCCAATTAAAAATGATAAAGATTTAATGTTGAACTTTGTAGTGAGGTTCGATGTATGATAAAATTAAAATCACTACTCTTTGAAAGAGTTGATTACTTAGAGACTGCAAAAAGTTTAGTAAAAGCATATAAACTCAAATCAAAAGTAAGATTTGGTAGAATGAGTGGTAATAATAAAGCAGATTATGATTGGATATCAGATACAATAAATCTAAAACCATCTTACCCAACGATAAAAGATTTTTTAGTAACGGTTCTACACGAAATCAAACACGCATTAGATAGAAAGAAGTTAGGTAAGGCTAGATATCAACGAGAATATGAGATAGCTGGTGAATTAGCTATACAAAAAGGTGGTGATTTTCACGATGATAATAAGTTTGAAGAACAGGCAGAAGCGTGGGGATTAAAAGAATATCGTAGGTGGAAAAATAAAATTTAATATCAGGTTTTTAAACCCTATTTACTGGAAAAAGTTTTAAAGATTTAAGAAGAAAATAATACCATTATTGAAAACTCAATCAGCAAAAGCAAAAGGTCGTAGACTACAAAAAGAAATAAAAGAGCTTATACTTGAAAAATTTTCTTCGTTAGAAGAAGATGATGTTCGTTCAACAAGTATGGGTGCTAGTGGTGAAGATATATTATTATCACCAGCTGCTAGAAAGTTATTTCCTTTCTCTGTAGAGTGTAAAGCTCACGAGAAACTTAACATATGGTCAGCGATTGAACAAGCAGAAGAAAATGCAAATGGACATACACCTTTAGTGGTATTTAAAAGAAACAGAAGTAAACGTTACGCAGTTTTGGAATTTGAAGACCTACTAAAGTTATTAAATGGATAATACAATACTCAATATTTTATCTCGAGCGATTGGTTCAACATATACTAAATTAAAAAAGACAGATGAGTATATGTTCTGGTCACCATTTATTACTCACCATAAACCTAAGTTACAAGTAAACATCAAGAATCAGAAGTGGCATTGTTGGGTTAGTAATCAAGGTGGGCATAACTTATATCAGTTATTTAAAGCAGTTGGTGTATCTCAAGCTGATTGGAGTGATTTAAAAGAATATCTAAACGAACAAGATGATTACTATGTTGTAAAAACATCAAAGAATCAAAAGATAAAGGTAAGCCTACCAAAAGAATTTAAAAGATTAAGCTATGATACATTTAGTACACCATTAGAAAAAAGATGTATAAACTTTCTAAAAGAAAGAGGATTTGATAATAATGATATAATCAGATATGGTATTGGTTATTGTGAGAGTGGAGAATATTCAGATAGAATTATTATACCATCCTATGACAAGAATGGTAGATTAAATTATTTTATAGCTAGAGATTTATACGATCGTGGTATGAAGTACAAGAACCCACCTGTAAGTAAAAATATCATTTGTTTTGAAATGTATATTAATTGGGAAGAACCAATTATCTTATGTGAGGGTGTGTTTGATGCTATGACAATAAAAAGAAATGCTATACCATTGTTAGGTAAAGTTATATCAAAAGAATTAATGTTAGCTTTACTTGATAAGAAAGTAAAAGATGCTTACATTGTTTTAGATGGAGATGCTAAGGTGGATTCTTTAAGACTTAGTAGAGATTTAGAATCTTATGGTATACAAACTAAAATGGTAAAGATGGATGAAAATGATCCTAATGAATTAGGATACAATAAAATATCCGAGAAAATAGATAATACAAATAAACTAACTTTTAATGACATCATTAAATCAAAGTTAGAAGGAAGCGGTTTTGAAAAACGAAACAAGAGTTACTGATACTTCAATAAGTAAGTTAAAAAGAATATATCATATATCAGATATACAAATAAGAAATCTTAAAAGACATAAAGAGTTTGAGTTAGTATTTGAAAAACTTTATGAAGAGATAAGAAAACAGCCTGAAGATAGTGTTGTTTATATTGGTGGTGATATAGCACATAGTAAGACAGAAATGTCACCTGAGTTGGTTGACCAGTTGTCAAGGTTATTTAAAAACTTATCTGATATAGTTCCAACGATTATTATCGCAGGTAATCACGATTGTAATCTAAATAACCAACATAGGTTGGATGTGTTAACACCGATTGTAGAGAATCTAAACCACCCTAATCTACATTACTTTAAAGACAGTGGTGTTTACAAGTTTGCTGATGTATCGTTTGTCGTGTGGGATGTTTGGGATAAAGAAGAGGATTATCTTAGAGCTGAGAATGTAGAGGGCGATACCAAAGTGTTGTTATATCACGGAACAGTAGACCAATCACTAACAGATTTAGGTTTTAAACTACCAAGTAAAGTTAAGATGGAAAGTATGGATGGATATGATATGGTACTACTTGGTGATATTCATAAGATGCAAACATTACAAGAGTATGATAAATCAGGTGGTAAACCTATTATAAGATATTGTGGTTCTTTAGTACAGCAAAACTATGGAGAAGCATTATTAGGACACGGAATATCTGTTTGGGATGTTGAATCACGTTCATTTGAACATAAAGAACTTCCTAATGATTATGGACATATAACTATTGATGTGGTAGATGGAAAGATTGTTACTGATGATTGGGCAACTTTAGTTCCAAAAAAAGGTAGGTTAAGATTACGTTCTAAAAACACGACTGATACAGAATTAAAAAAGGTATTATCAATTATAAAGAATGATAATCCCAAATTGTCAGAAAGTAAAATATATAAGGTAGATAGTATTATAACAGATAATTCTACAGGTAATAAAATAAGCATCGGTGATGTATCTAATGTAGATTACCAAAACGAATTAATTTTAAACTACGTAAAAGATGAATACTATGTAGATGATAGTACTGAATTAAAGATAAAAGAAATTAATGATGAGTTAAATCAAATACTACCAGAAGAAGATGTACAAAGAAATATAAATTGGAAGATAAAGAAATTTGAGTTTGACAATATGTTTAGCTATGGAGAAAACAATGTGGTTGACTTTACTGAACTAAACGGAATTATTGGAGTATTTGCACCTAATGCTAGTGGTAAATCTGCTATGTTAGATGCGTTATCATTTTGTTTATTTGATAATTGTAGTAGAGCTTACAAAGCAGAGATGGTTTTAAATAATAAAAAGGATAGGTTCAGATGTAAGTTAAATATAGAGATTGATGGCATAGATTATTATATTGAGAGAAAAGGTAAAAAACAACGTAATGGACACGTAAAAGTAGATGTTAATTTTACTAGGTGGGATAAGTCGCTAAATCAAATGATATCTATGAATGGTGACCAAAGAAGAACAACCAACAACAATATTAAAAATGTCATTGGTAATTATGATGACTTTCTTTTAACAACACTATCATCTCAGAATAACTCAGGTATATTTCTTGATAAAACACAAAAAGAAAAGAAAGAATTGTTAGCTCAATTTATGGGTATTGGTGTGTTTGATAAGTTGTGGCAGTTAGCATCTGAGAAAGTAAAAGAAGAATCAGCAATACTAAAAAGTTTTCAAAAATCTAACTTTGAAGATGAGCTAACTACAACAATGTCATTAATAGATTCAGAAAAGATAAAACTAAAAGATTTTACAAATCAATTACAAAAGATTGAGGAAGAAAAGGGCGATGAAGAAAGTAAAAGATTTAAGTTAGTATCAGAATTAAAACCTATTGATGATGTAAAAGATATTGAAGAACTAAATGAAAACTTAGAAGATGTAAAATTAAAAACTAAAAGTTTAGCTGATGAGTTTTCTAATACAGAAGAAAGAATAGAAGAAGTAGAAAACGAAATAAAAAAGAATCAAGTTAATATTACAAAGCCAGATTTATCTGAACTTGAAAATGAGAAAAGAAATTTACTTAATTACGAAAAGTTAATACTAACCTTAGAATCAGAAATACAAGTTGAACAAGGCGCTATTGATAAATTACAAAGTTGGAAATGGAATGAAGATTGTGATGCTTGTACAACTAATCCATTTGTAAAAGATGCTAAAAACGCTATTGAATCTATTCAATTACATAAAGAGCAGAGAACAGAATATTTGTCGGATATAGAAAAGATAAAAGGTAAAGTAAATAGTTTAGAATTAAAAGAAGATGAGTATAACGCATTAACAAAGATAGTAGAAAACTTAAATGTAAAATTACAAAAACTATCAAATAACAAAGAAGTAATCATAGAAAAAGCTAAATCCTTAAAACAAAACAAAAAGTATATCTTAGAAGATATAGATAAGTTTGAAAGACAAAAAAAATCTATTGTACACAATAGAATTGTGGAGAAAAAAATAGAGGAATGTGATACAGAGATTAGTATACTAGAATCTGGTATTAAGGAATATGCTGGTAAAAAATATGATGCTGATAAAAATATAGCAGTATTAGATAGTAAAAGAAAAGGTTTGTTAAAGAGTATTAGTGAAATGGAAGAGTTAGAAGATAAGGTAGGTGCTTATCAATATTACTTAAGCGCTGTTAGTAGGGATGGTGTTCCATACAAATTAATACAAGATGCTTTACCAACTATAGAGGGCGAGGTGAACAATATCCTATCTCAAATCGTAGATTTTGGTATTATTTTCGAAATGGATGGGAAAACCATCAACAATCATATTGTTTATGATGATGATAATATCTGGCCTCTTGAGTTATCAAGTGGTATGGAAAGATTCATATCATCACTCGCTCTCCGAGTTGGTTTAATTAATGTATGTAATCTACCAAGAGGTAACTTCCTCGCTATCGATGAGGGATTTGGTTCTATGGATAGTGATAATTTAAACTCTATATATAACTTCTTTCAGTATTTAAAAACACAATTCCAATTTGTTGTTATTGTATCTCATATTGAACAAATGAGAGATACTGTAGATACACTATTAGAAATTAAGAAACAATCAGGCTATAGTAGTATTAACTTTGGATTCTCTTAGCAGGTAATTTAATAGTACCTGTCGGTTTCTTATCTAAACTTAGTATTAAACGAGTTAATACTGCAGACATTGTAGTATAGTTATCCTTAGAATATTCCTCTAATTTTTGTTTTACTTTCTTATCTAAAGTAAAATTATATCTTTTTTTCATATATACACACCCAATACACACTTTTATAATAATTATATGTAAGTACTGATATTTATTTACAATATGGCTTTAATTCGCAAAACAGTAAAAAAACAAAATCTAAATCAAGTACAAGTTTTTGTAGAAGATAATAATAATACCTACTTTAATTTACTCGATTTACCACCCGTAATTCCTACTGGTCGTTCTTCTATATTAATAGATGGTTCTGAAACTCTTAAAAAAGAAACAGATATTCTATATGAATTAACAGATGCTAATGGAGAACCAATTTATGTAAATCCTATTAGAAATTACTTAGAGGGTACATCAAGAAGATTAACTATAGAGGTTTACGAAAACGCACCAGCTGGTTTAGCTACGCTTACATTATTAGGTGAGATTAATCCTGACCCAAACCTAAATGGTGGAATAGAAATACCACCAGAATTTCAAGGTGTTTATAATGTAAGATATCAAGCACAAATTTTATTAGACCCAGCAGCTCCCAACAATGAAAAAATTATATTTTTAAGAGCACCAAAGGTATCTGTATCTGAAACATTAGTAAAAGAGGTGATTCCAAGAGTAGGTGAACGAGAGGTAAACATACAGATAAGTGGAAGTTTATCGGGTAAAAGAGTTCCATTCGGTGTACAACAATTTTTAAATCCGTGGTTGATTCAACCAGGTAATATCGAGTTAGATTTTCTTGATGATATAAAACCAACAGGTGTTTTAAGAAATAGAAAATATGAAGTTAAATTAAAAGCTAGTGTAGATGGTGCAGTAAAAAATGTAAACTTTGATTGGGGTGATGGTACTACAGATACATTCAATCCACAAAATATAAATGGAACTCATACATATACAAAGGCTGGAACTTATACAGTAAGAGCAGTTGGTAATTCACCATTTGGTTTTGGTGGTAAAGATGATGTAACAATCACAGTAAACTCACCAGCAACACCAAGTGCTAGTATGATTATATCGGATGGTACTATTAATGAAGCCTCTGCTAATGAAACTGAATACTTAACTGGTAGTTTAGACCCAATAAAAGATACTAACTTTACACGAGCTAGATTTAGATTTAGTGATAGGAGTGTTATTTCTGCTAGTGGTGATGTATCAAATAATCCAGATGATAATTTAGATGATACAACATTTGTTTGGGAGTTCGGTGATGGTAGAGTTCTTGAGGTAACAGGTTCTGCAGGTAGAAAGGTGATACACGAGTATACAGGTAGTGGAACATATACTGTAAAACATACTGTTAAAAATAATTACGATGCACAAAGTGATGTTGTAAGTAGAACTATATTAGTTTCACCTAATCCACCTGTCGCAGATTTTTCAATATCTAACTCTGTTGTTAATGCTGGTGTTAATTTTAATGTTACTTCTTCTGCAACAGTTGGTAGTGGTGCAGAAATTGATAATTTCTTTTGGTATTTTGATAGGGCTCGCCCAACTGGCAGTCAGTTCTTAAACTACGCACCCAACGGAATATTTGGAAGTTCATTAAGTGGATTTTGGGATGGGTATAGTGTAGGTAACTCAGGTGTAACAAGACAATCAAGTGTTAAGTATAGTGGTTCACACGCTTTAGCACAATCACCAAATGCTGATGAGGCTTACTTCGGACACTATCGTGGTAGTAGTACTGCTAATCTAGCACCAGCTACTCAATCGGATGGATTTACGATAGATGCTTATGCTAGATGTAATAGTGGTAATGCTTTTGTTAGCCTAATGTTATTTGGTTTAGATGAGAACTTTGAAACTATAGGTTCTTTAGATGACCAATTTGGTAACATCGTTGAATCACCATTAACACAAGTAAACTCTACTGGATGGACACGATTACAAGTTCATAGTAGATTTTTACACCCATCTACAAAGTATGCAAGTTTTAGGATAAATGCTAAACAGAGTTCTGGTAAAACAGTATATTGGGATGGGTTTGAATTATACAAAACTACTGTAACAGGCTCTGCAGTTTCAGCATCGTATCAAGCAGCTGGTAACTATAATATTGAACATTATGTAGTTGATACGGCAGGAAGAAAATCAAATGTAGTTACTAAACAAGTTGTTAACAACGCAAGCACACCTCGCCCACACTTTTCTGTTAATAACTCTGAGGGAACTGCACCTCTTACTGTTAGATTTACAGAGGATGGAGAAGGAACTGCTACTTCAAGAATTTTAAAAACTGGTATATCTGATATAGAAATGTCAGCCTCTTCACAAACTTCCGACATAACTTATACTGAACCAGGATCTTATACACCAAGAATAGAGGCTTCATTTGCAGGTGGTACAAAAACGTTTATAGGTGCACCTATACGAGTAGGACAGCCTGTTCCAAATATAGATGTTGTATCAGGTTCTTCTACAGTAGAAACAGGACAAGAGTTTACTCTTGTAGTTAGTGGTAGCTCTAATCAAGTTTCATCTACGCCTGGTCAGCTTAAACAGATATCAGTAGCTTGGGGAGATGGTTCAAGTGATTTACTCACATATCCAAATGGTATAACCTTAAAAGGTACTGATTCATCTAGCGCAGATTTTACTCACACATATACTACTGCTGGTAGTTACAAAGCTAGTATTGTTGCAACTGATGCAGCTGATATAGCATCAGTAAGTAGTAGTTTAGCAGTTACAGTTAACGCTTCTACTGCAGTAGTACTGAATGATACCGATATATTAATAGATGATGATGATGCTAGTAATACACCTACTGCATCACTATCATTTGGAAATCATACAGCAATAACAAGAGTTAATGCATCACACAGTGCTGCTTACGCAACTCAGATTACTGCTTATACTTGGAGTTTAAATGATTCGGATGGTGCTGAATTAACTCGACTTGGACACGGAAGGAATGTAGATTTTATAGTTGATGGTAGTGATATAAAATCTGTCGGCTTACAAGTTGGTGTACACGGAGTGCAAAGTAATAAAGTTTATTACCAACTTAATGCTGTAGATACGAGTGGTGATGCTAAAGAAAACGCAGTTACTCAAGATGATGATAACAATTATGATGATGGACAATCACAGGATTCTAACTCAGATAGAAATGCATCTAACTCAGGACAAAATAGTGATAATGATGGTACGTATGATACAAGTGGGGATGATAGATACGATGAACAACAAAATGCTGGTAGTCCTATTGTACAAGATTATGAAATTACTTTAGATAGTTTATCAGGTAATAGAAAAGTAGGTAATTCAATTTATGGTGCTAAAGTAAAAGTAGATAGATATGAACTCTTAGATTTTGCTAAAGGTGCAGGATATACTGTTACTGATTTAATAAGTCAAAATTTACCTTATGAGTTTGATATAGCTGATATACAAAATGGTAAGGTAATACCATCTGGCAAACCCTTAGTTTTTAACAACACAGTAGCTGATTTATCTAAAAAATTAATTGAAATTCCTGATTTAGCAAGTTCACCATATACTATGAGTTTTAACGAGACTCAAGAGTATGATTTTAACGAAGTTAATTTTATATCGAAAACAAATATTAAATTATCTAATCTAAGAACTGTATCAGGTGATGTTTACAGAGCAAAAGTTTACTATAAAACAAGAAATGATTCTGAATATAAATTTTTAACAGAAAGAGTTTTAGAAGCTAGAGAAGAACTTGTAGATAAGTTACATCTAAAAGGTAGATTGATGAAAGGTTTCTTCCCAACATCATCTATATTCACATCATACTGGTCGGGTTCACAAGGTACAGAAGCTGGATATATAGGTGGGAATGAAAGAGGGCTTCTTATAGAAATGACAGGTTCAACTGCTAGTGTATCTGATATAACAGATTCAATTCTAATATCAGGTTCTAACTATTCAGAAAAAGATAATGTAGCACTTTGGTTAAAAGATACATCTACAAGAAACGTGGCTACTAAAGGTAATGTATCAGCTGAAAATCGTCCTTTAATATTTGGAGGACAAGAATATAGTTTAAGATTTAATGCTAAACCTATAAAAGCTCCTAAACAAGTTAGGGAAAATGATAGTTTAGTTGAAAGACAAAAGGCAGAATTAAAAGTTTACGTATCTGGTTCTGGTTTGAATCTAACCAATAAAGGTGCTGATTTCAAATCTACTCCGTGGGGTTACTTGATAGGTATAGTAAATCCTGATGATAAAGGTCCTGATGCTAATATTACATTTCCAAAGAGTGTATACCAAAACTTTATATTAGAAGATACAGCTAGAGCCACTTTACAATTTGTAGCTACCGCTGGTAGATGGTACATTAATAATGTTTCATTAAGACAAGCTAGAGAATCAGGCTTTAATCCAAACAATATGGATATAATAACTGATACGCCAGAGTTAACACAACGTCCTCAAAAGATAACTTATAAAGTAGAGTACTTTACAAAAGATGGTAAGCAAGCTGACTTAGTAACTTACACACCAAACTCTACTGATATACAAGGAAGTAATACGGTATTTTCTGGTGATGACAATGTTATGCCCGGCACCCTTACAATTAATAATGGGTTAGGTGAGGGGCAAGGGTTTGAATTAAGTGGACAGAGTTCAGCTTACTTTAGAACTAAATCATATAAAGGATTTGAAAAAGCTACTACAGGTGAAGGTCCACCTGGTATTATTATGTTTAGTGGTAGTGTTGGTGAATCCATAGATTCAGCTGAAACTTATGATGGATTGGGATTAGAATTACACGCTGGTGGAGATGAGGGTTCACTTAAATTTAGAAGTAATCCAAGTGTTTTTGAAGTAAAAGCTAAATCATTTTTCTTAGGTAGTGATTCTCAATTTGTAAGTGGTAGTGGTGGTAATATAGAAATAAGCTCTTCAAACTTCCACTTATCATCAAGTGGAGATGTTGCAGTAAAAGGTAATATAAAAGCTGAAACAGGTGAGATTGGTGGATTCACGATAGGTAGAGAAAAGTTATCTGGTGAAACCTTTTACTTGAGAGGTAATGCAGATGAAACATCCACAACTGATACCGGTATATTTATAAGTTCATCTAACTTCCAAGTTAGAGCTAGTGGTGAATTAAGTGCTAGTGCTGGTAATATTGCAGGATGGGATATAGGTGGTGCAACGTTAGAATCAGATAATATAATATTCAGTAGTACAGGTTCAATTAGAACAAAAGATTATGTTCCAAAACAAAAAGGTTGGGCTATAGATGATATAGGTTTTGCTGAGTTCTCAAATGTATTTGTAAGGGGAACATTAGCTACAACAACCTTTGAGAAACAAACTGTTAATGCAGTTGGTGGTAGATTACTTGTAAGTAATGCTACTACTATAAGTGGTAGTGTTGGTGCTAGTGCTACAGCGATTCCAGTTCAAAACGCTGCTGGATTTAGAGCTGGTGAATTACTATTTTGTAAGAAAGTAGATGATACAGGTATTAACTCTGAGTTCTTAAAGTTAACAGCTGCTTTCTCTGCATCAGACCAAACAGGTAACTCTACTGGATTTAACCACGCTCTATCAGCCTCAAGAGCAGCTGCTGGTAGTGTTACAGGCTCTATAGGTAACTTTAGTGGAGAAAGTTCTTTATCAGCATCATATGAAGATGGACAAGTTATTATTAGTTTTGGAAGACCAGGTACAGGATTCATAGATATAAATGCTAATCCTACTGATACCGATACACCTTACATAGATATTGTAGAATCAGGTAGTGGTGGATTTTCAAGAAAAGCAAGGTTAGGAGATTTAGGTGGATTAGCTGGAACAGGTGCTGTATTTGGTGCAGCAAATCCTGGCTTTGGTTTAATGTCAGAAAATGTTTTCTTATCAGGTAGAGTTAGTGCAACAGAGGGTAATATAGGTTCTTGGAATATTACAAATACAGGTTTAATTACAGGTAGTAACATAACACTTGATGCAAATAGTTCAAGGATATTTAAAACGGATGAGAATGGTGAATTGGATGGATACTACATTGATTTTACACCAACTGGTTCAAATTACTATGTAAGGTTTGGAACGGATTTTGCAGTATCTTCAAGTGGGCAATTATTTGCTAGTGGTGCAAAAATAGAGGGTGTACTAACCTCATCATTAGGTTTGATTGGTGGTTGGACTATTGGTTCATCTACATTGACAGGTGGAGATGTTACTCTAAGTTCTGATGGTTCGGTAAAAGCTGGAACTTTAGCTAATGCTAGTACAGTAGCAACTACTAACAAAGGATTTTTTGCAAGTGGAAGTGGTGATGTATTAATTAAAGGAGATGATAATAATACAAATTATATTAAGTTTGATGCTGATGGTGGTAATGGTGCTTTAGAAATAAAAACAGGCAACTTCTCAGTAGATAGTAGTGGAGATGTTTCGATATCAGGAGAGATAACGGCACAAACTGGAACTATTGGTGGATTCAATATCGGTACTGATTTAGATGCTTCGTCAGGCACATTAAAATTAAAAGGAGCTAGTGGACAACTTACAGCTTCAGCTGCTCAGATTACAGGTAATATAACTGCTACAAGTGGTCAGATAGGCGGCTTTACAATAGATTCCACAACCATATCAGGAAGTGATTTAGTAGTTTCTTCTTCTAGAGGTGGTGCTATCAAGTTAGGGGCTGCCGTTGTTTCAGGAAGTACCACAAGCGTTACTGGCTCAGATGGTATCTATCTAAGTGGTAGTGGTGATTTTAGTTTCCAAAGAGGAGAGTCATTCCTTAAAGGAACATCTGCTGGTGTAGCTATGAACTTTCCATCATTTAGTATTAATACTGCTGGTGATATAATAGCTCAGAATGCTAACATAGCAGGTAATATAGAAGCTACAACGGGTTTCTTTGGTTCGAGTGAATCTAATGGTTGGCAAATTGATGGTAATAAGATTCGTAATGTGGGAAATGTATCTGGTTCAATAGAAATAGATGCTACATCCGATTCACCTAATATCACAATCACGAGTGGAAGCTTTGTGGGTGAATTAGTTCCTAACTTTACACCAGCTGCTACCATATTACAAGCTGGTGGTAAATCATCCAGTCATACAGGTATGTCAGACAACGTACCATCAGGAAATAGAACTCAGGCTACAAGTTTAACTATAAACGATACACAGACATCTTCACCTATACTTCTATACGCTGGTGATTCAGGTTCGGGTGATAATACAATATTTTCAGCTGAGATAGCCTCATCTTCTGGAAGTGTTGATTTAAAAACACTAACAGCTGGTTCAAAATATAAAAGTACTGCAACACTAAATATTGAGGTAACCATAGCTACACCAAATCACGATAGTGGTGAATACAATAGTGGTTTATCTGGAACCTATGCCTTATCTGGTACATTAAAGTTACAGAGAAAACAGAGTTCTACTTATACTGAGGTGGGTAGTATATCTTTAGCTACAACTAGATTTCCATCTGGTGGTGGAAGTAGTGATAGTACAACGTTTACCACAACAAGAAATATATCAATTGACCACACTGGTGTTGCTGAGGGCTACTTTTTTGAAGTAAATAATTTAACAGTTACTAATAATGCTTTAACAGAAAATTTTGCTCTTTTAGACCCATTTAAAGATTTTACACAAGCAACGAGTATAGAATCTATTAAGGCTTACTTTACTTCAGTTAAACACGAACCGAGTAACAAAAAGACAGAATTAGCACCATCTGGATTTCAAACTATAGCATTAACAGATACTACACTTGCTAATGAGGCTAATGCTTATTTCCGCGCAGCACCCGAAGAACCTAAAACCGTAGAAATATTAGGTTCAACTCACCTAACAGGTTCATTGATTGTTAGTGATTTCGCTGATGCAAAAGGATTCATAAGACTTAAAGATAATGCTACTACAGGTCCACCATTACGATTTGGTTCTTCTCCAGCAATCGCTGCAGCAAATGGTATTTTTCTACAAGAAAGTACTGGCGTAAGTCAACAACCACAAGGTTTAATAATAAATGGACACGGTTCTGTAGCTGGTGTTGAACTATTTG